CTTATATATATTTCTTCTTCTTCTTCTTCTTCTTAAAAGAAGAAAAAGAGCGAGGTAGAACCTGCCTTTGTAACCGGATATCCGGATACTCGACCGTCTCCCTGATTTACTAAAAGGTTTAGTTTTCAAACAAAAATTCTGAAAACAACTTTACTTTTCCTCGAAACAGGGGCCTAACTCAGCGCCGCGAAGTTCCTGTGTCGGGTTTCGAACGCTCCTGTTGTTGGCGGTTCCGTATGTCGGGCTACTGGGCTCTTGTAACAACTCAGCCGAACTGCGAGCGGATCGCAACCCGCAACCTAGGCTTCCAAGATATTGAGAGCTATGCCCCGAGATACCGCAAGCAATATTTCCAACGCGGCAAGAAGCACGAGCGGTTGTTGTATTTGTTTCCGGGTTACTTGTTTGTGCGAGTTGTTGGAATATGGCGCGGGTTGTTATCAACAAGAGGCGTCCTTCAAGTCTTGGGTGGAGCAAGGCCAAGCATAGTACCAGACGCAATGGTTGAGGATTTGATGCACAAGGAGAAGATTGGGCAGGGGTCAGTTCCCCTGCCTTGGTATGTCGGGCAAAAGCTTCGCGTCAAAGATGGAGCATTTGCCGGGGAGTTGGTAGTGTATGAAGGAATGGGAAAGCATGATCGTGAGCGCGTATTGCTGATGGCAATGGGCGGTTATGTTCCGATAGAGTTGAGTGGATCTAACCTAGAAGCTGTTCGCTAGTCCGCGCGTACAACAATGCCTTCCGCTATCAGAGCGCAAGCATGAGCGGTAGCCAACAACCAAAGAGTACGCGCGCCCTCAATGGAAGAACAACGTAACAACACCGCGATTGTCGTTGCTAATGATCCACCGGGGCGTCCAGCTGGTATTCCAAACAGAGCAAATCTCTTGCTCAGAGAAGCAGCATTGCTGGCGGCAGACATTGCCGGAAATGATTTAGAAAATCCCCACGGACTTCCCGGCTTTGTAAATTACCTACGCTGTGCGGCACTAGCTGAGATGCCTGCCTTCCTTGGATTGCTTGGCAAGATACTCCCAACTCAAGTATCAGAAAGAAATGGCGATGATGTCGTCATCACTCACATTGATCGTGTGATCATTCATGCAGATGGACGCGACTACAGAGCCATTGCCGAAGACAATGCGCCTGAAGTTAGTGACGCCGAAAGTGTTCGAACCACTCCTGAGTCCAGCTAGGTTTCTTGGCGCTTATGGCGGACGCGGTTCAGGCAAGTCGCACTTCTTTGCTGAGTTAGCAATAGAGCATGCTGTATCAAAAAAAGGTTTTAGCCTTGTATGTGTTCGTGAGATTCAAAAGAGCTTAAGTCAATCAGTCAAGCGGCTTCTTGAATTTAAGATCAACAAATTGGGCGTTGCGTCTAAATTCCGCATAATGGATGATAAGATTGTAACCCCAGGCAATGGACGATTTACATTTATTGGAATGCAGAACCATACAGCAGAAACGGTACAATCCCTTGAAGGCTATAATGCGGCATGGTGTGAGGAAGCGCAAAACCTAAGCCAGCATTCACTGACCATATTACGTCCTACAATACGCGCACGCAATTCAGAGATATGGTTCTCATGGAACCCTAAGTCACCCAAGGATCCAGTAGAGCAATTGTTGCGAGGAGATAATGCCTTCCCTAATTCAAGAGTGGTTCGTGCAAATTGGACAGACAATCCTTGGTTTCCAAAAGAGCTTGCTGAGGAAAAAGATTGGGACCAGAGACGCGATCCAGACAAATATGCACACGTCTGGTTGGGTGAGTATCAGAAGCATTCTGAGGCGAGGGTCTTTAAGAACATCAGCATCGATGAATTCGAGACGCCGGATGATGCGCGCTTTTACTATGGCGCAGATTGGGGCTTCTCGGTTGATCCCACCGTACTTGTACGATGCTGGATCAAGGGGCGAACATTATTCATTGATCGCGAGGCGTGGAAGATCGGTTGTGAGATTGACAGGACGCCGACGTTGTTCGACACCATCGACAATGGACACGCTCGAAATTGGCCTATCATTGCCGACAGCGCAGACCCGCAAAACATAAGCTACTTGAAGCGCAATGGCTATCCAAAGATGCAACCAAGCATCAAGGGCCCAAACAGCGTCGAGCAGGGTATTGAGTTCTTGAAGAGCTATGATATCGTCATTCACCAAAGACATTGTACGCATGTTGCTGATGAGTTTACCAATTATAGTTATGAGGTTGATAAAAGGACCGAGGAGGTTTTGCCTAGACTATCGGACCGCAAGAACCATACCATTGACTCTTGTCGCTATGCAGTTGAACCATTACGGACCGCATCCATGAGACCTGCTATCGTCAACTCTGGAATCTATTAGTTATGGATATAACTATACAACACCCGCGCTACGCAGAGTTTGCCGGCTTCTGGCAGCTGATGCGCGATGCGTTTGATGGTGAGGATGCGGTTAAGTTGCGCGGTGAAACCTATTTGCCTATGAAGTCTGGCACATACGCCATGACGGACTATGCGTTGCGCAATCAGACTTATTTGTCGTACAAGTCGCGTGCTGAGTTTCCTGAGTTGGTATCGCCTACTGTACGCGGCACGGTCGGCATAATGCTTGAGACGCCTGCTGTGGTCGAGCTACCAAAGAAGATGGAAAGCCTCATTGAGAAGGCCACGAGGAATGGCTCCACGTTAGAGACTTTTCACAGGCAGATCGCCAATGAGATAATGATCACTGGTCGCTATGGAATATTACCAGGAATCAATCAAGATGGCGAACCATACCTGGCTGGGTATACAGCTGAGTCGATTATTAATTGGGATACGCAAGATGAAGTTCCAAATTACTTGGTACTTGATGAGTGCGGAATAGAGCGCAACCCAGAGACAAACATCTGGACCACCAAGGAAAGATACCGTGAGTGCTACATGGAGGATGGACGGTACACCTCCCGTGAATGGGAGCGGACCGCACAAGGCCTCTGGTCCCCTGTGGCGAATGTCGTGGCACTCAAGCCTCCCAAGATGGGACAGGTACAAGGACTGGAAGAACTACCATTTGTGTTTCTCAACACGAACGGTCTACAATCTGATCCTGATGATGTACCATTGTATGGTCTAGCAAAGATCGCCTTGCGGATATATCGCTTGGACGCGGACTACACATTCGCTATGCATATGACGTCTGAGCCGACGCCTGTTGCGACTGGCTTTGATGATCCCGCAGATGCAATCAAATCGGGCGCAGCGCCATCATCGATCGGTGCATCGAAGCTTTGGATCCTTCCAAAGGGCGCAGATGCTAAGTATCTAGAGTTCAGCGGCGCAGGTATCAGCGCACAGAAAGACGCTATACAAGCGTCCCTGGATCGTGCTGTTGCTCTTGGAGCGCAAATCCTTACGGACCAGAAGCGATCAGCAGAGAGCGGCGAAGCTCTCAAGATGCGGCTCGGCAATCAGGCCTCGACCCTCAAACAAGTCGCAATGACCAGTGCTGCTGGCCTCGAGAAGGCATTGAAGAACCTAGCAGTGTGGATGAATGTCGATCCAGAGACAGTATCTGTTGAGCCAAATCTTGACTTCTACGATCACACGCTCAATGCGCAAGAGATTGCGGCTATCGTCAAGGGTTGGCAAGATGGTGCCTACTCCTGGCAGACATCCTTTGAGCGTCTCCAAAAAGGTGGCGTGATCCCAGAGGAGCGCACCGCTGAAGAGGAGCAAGAGCTCATTGCTGAGGATCAAGCGAACATGGATCTTCAAGCAGAACAAGACATCGACCCACGCACAGGATTACCAATTCCTGCTGCGGTCGATCCCCTGACTGGGTTGCCTATCAAACCACCCAGTCTCAAACCCAAGGAGCAAGTTGCTAATGGCTAGGAAAGCATCTGGAATGAAAGCAGCCAGCAAGGGAGCCAAGAAGCCTTTTGGTGGCCGCAAGGCTGGAGTTGAAATAAGCGGCAAGGGCAAACGTGGTACGTTGCCCAAGGCTGGTAGGCCTTCATTCAAGAAGGGATAATCTGCGATGGCTCTTGTCGTTGAAGAAGGTCTTGGTGAGCCTTTAGCAAACACCTATATGCTACAGGTGGACTTTGAGTTGTACGCAGAGACCCTGAATTGGGACATCTCCGCCTACAGCGACGAGCAAATTGAGTCCGCTTTGATTCAAGGGACAAGAGCCATCGACAATTGGGTGAAGTATCCAGGCGTCAAGACCTGGGGTAGCGAGCAAGGTTTGTTCTGGCCTCGTAAGGCTGGTTGGATTGAGTATGGTGTCTTTGTCAATGACCCATACATGACGAACATCACTGATGCAGAAGGTTTGATCATCGATGTTGACGAGATACCCCGCCCTATTCTTCAAGCTACTGCGGAAGCAGCTTACCGTGAGCTACAAAATCCCGGATCCATGCAACCAGATATGGAGCGCCAAGTTAAATCGCTCAAGGCTGGTTCAGTATCAATCGAGTATGAAGGTGGCGGGACGGGCGCAACGAACTATACTATAATTGATAACCTTGTCGCGCAAGTCGCCGGTCAAGAGGCGGTTGGCGGGACGGCAATGGTTGATCTATTGAGGGCATAATGACGTACAGAGAAGAACAACTAAGAGAGATCATGCTAAAAGACGCAGAGGTGCATAAGGCTTTGCACCAACGGCTTGATGGTACTGGCTCTCTGCCGTCTGGCAAGGAGCGCCAGAAGAAGAAGTGGCTTGATAGTTTGGAAGAGATTCCGCCAGATGCCATTCAAGAAGATTACGAGCGGCAAGGGCCGGGGCAAATATAAGTCGCCATCCGGACGCACCTTCACTAAGAAGCAAGTTGCACTTTATCATGCAACTGGCGGCTTCAAGAAGCAGCCACGAGCAAAGAAGTAATTAACATCGCGACCGAGCGTCGCAAACAGGAGAAAACCCGATGGGTCTGAAAGCAGTGATTGAGGCTGAAGCCGATGTGCCTGAGGTTCTCAAGGATTACTATAAGAAAGACGACAAGGAGAAAGGCAAGTATGTCCTTGATCTTGATCTGATCGACGATCATCCAAAGGTCCGTGGTGTGATCACAGCAAACAAGGAGAATGTCCGCAAGCGCGATGAATTGAAGGCCAAGGTCACCGAGCTTGAAGAGAAGATCGCAATTATTCCGGAAGGCTTTGACCCTGAAAAATACGCGGAGATGGTCGCGCAATTCGCCGATGATAATGGTGATCCTGAGAAGAAGAAGAAGATTGCGGATGAACACATCCAGTCAATGAAGGCGGTCTATGAAAAGAAGATCGAGAACCTGACGAAGAAGTCCACTGAAAAAGAAGCAGCATTGATGCAGCAGATCGCTGAACGCGATGGCTACATTGATAAGACCACGGTCGATGGCCGTTTGAAGGATGCGCTGCTGGAAGTGGGCGTCCAACCAGAGTTGCTTGAAGGCGCAATCGCCAGCCTTAAGCCATCCGTCAAGGTTACTAAGACCGACAAAGGTGATCGTGTTCCTGTATTTGCTACAGACATGGGCGAGATTGAAGTGCCTACCTATGTCGCTGATTGGGCAGGTACAAAAGGCAAGGCGTATCTTGGTAAGCCATCTGGTCCTGGAGGGCGCGGCAATAACGGCCAGCAAAATGGCGCAAAGACCATGACGCGTGGCGACTTTGATAGGCTTGATCCAGCGTCGCAAATGAAGGCGATGACGGTCGATAAGATTCAGTTGATCTGACGGATCAGCATTAAGCTTCCTCCCTGTCGATGACAGGGCACATTGCTTTGGCCGATGGCCCCGTGACTCTCCCTCATTTCAAAACATAGGAGCCATCCCCATGGCAAATACCTTAACTGCCGTTCTCCCCAGTCTGTTTGCTGGATTGGACGTTGTATCACGCGAGCTTATCGGTATCATCCCAGCGATGCAGCGGGATGCCTCGATGGAGCGCGCAGCCGTTGGCCAAACTGTTACGGTGCCTGTTGTGCCGGCAGCTTCTGGCGGCAATATCACCCCAGCCTCTGTACCTCCGGATGACGGTGACGTCATTATTGGTACGCAAGCTGTGGCGATCACGAAGTCAAAATATTCGCCGGTCCGTTGGAACGGCGAAGAGCAACGCGCAATGGGTCCTGGTGGACAGTACAACCAGATCCTTGCTGATCAGTTTGCCCAAGCGTTCCGCTGGCTGGCGAACCAAGTTGAAGTTGACGCTGTAGCGGCTGCCGCCAAGGCAGCTTCACGCGCCTACGGTACAGCGGGCAATACGCCATTTGGTACTGCCGGCGATCTTACTGACTTTGCCGGCCTCAACCAAATCCTCGATCAGAACGGCGCACCGCAATTCGGACGCCGATTGATCATTGGCGGCGCTGCCCGGTTCAACCTTGAAGGCAAGCAGGCTGTACTCTTCAAGGCAAACGAAGCCAACACTGATGACTTCCTGCGGCGTCGTATTCTCACGACCGTCATGGGCTTTGGTATTGGCTACTCCGCTGGCGTTGGCGTCATCACCAAGGGCGCTGGCACCGGTTACACGTCGACTGCGGCTGGCTTCCCTGTTGGTACGACTTCGATCCCGCTCATCACTGGCTCCGGTGTCGTCAACGCTGGTGATGTGGTTACGTTCGCTGGTGACTCAAACAAGTATGTCGTCAAGACAGGCGTCTCTGCTCCTGGCACGATCGTCATCAACGCTCCTGGCTTGTTGCAGGCAATCCCGGCTGCGGCAACGGGCATGACCGTTGGTAACAATTTCACCGACAACGTAGCATTTACACCGAATGCTCTTGTTCTGGCGGCGCGTGCCCCTGCGGCTCCGGATGGCGGTGACTCGGCAGATGACTCGAAGATGGTGACCGATCCAACGTCCGGCATTAGCTTCGAAGTGCGGTTGTATCGCGAATATCGCCGTATTCGTTATGAAGTTGCCCTTGCTTGGGGCGTTGGCGTTGTTAAGCCCGAGCATATCGCCCTGCTGCTTGGCTAAACAAAAAGCGTAGCGCCAGGGAAACTTGGCGCTGCTAGCTACGTTATAAGTTATCGTTTCATCTTCTTTCGAAAGGAGCTTCCCATGGCGGGAACGGTACGAGTCAAGCACAGTGACGAGCACGGCAATGAATACAAGGTCATCAATCAAGAAGATTACAAAGAAGGCGAGCACGAGATTTACGAGGACAAGCTCGACAAGGACGCCAAATCAGCGGACGCTGATCGGCCGATGACTGATGCGGAGCGTGAAGCCTATGAGGATCACAAGGCGCAACGCCGCATCAACGCCAACTATGGCGTCAATGAAGGTGGCGGACTGATGGCAACGGACAAAAATCCGTCCGGCACCTACAGCGAGCCAACACCAACCGACATCCGCTATCCCGACAAGGACGCCACGGAGTTCGAGAACAACCACGGTGCGTTCATCGGCAAGTCGGCTGGGCAGATGCGTGAATCTATCGGCATGGATGATAAGCCCGGTGGGCTGCGTCCAGAGGTCCACGAGAAGGTGCAAGAAGCCACAGAGGCCTTGGCTGCTGCGGCGACAATTGGCCGTCCGCCAAATCCGAATGATCCTACGGCAACCAGGTCCAGGGTTGCTTCCGGTCGTGCGGCTTCTTCTGGCGCCAGCAAAGCGCAAGGTGAAGGCGGTGAAGAAGATCTGGAAGGCATGACGGTCGCTGAGCTCAAGGAGCATGCCGAACAGAACAATATCGACCTTGGCGATGCCTACTTGAAGGCCGACATTATCAAGGCCATCAAGAAGCACAACAAGAATGCGAACAAGGCCACTGAGTAAGGGCTGTTGCCTTCCCAGCTCACTCTTATGGTAGTGGCTTTGCGGGTGAGTTCCACTCCTCAACTCACCTAGGGACCGGAGGTTACACCCTTTTCCTCCGGTCCGCTTTCCTTCCCTTTTCAATTCAAATCAAAAGAGGCCATCATGCAAGTAGGAATTATGGTCACCAACGGTGGCCCGCATCCCGCTGACAAGTGGGCAGTTACCACCGCTGGACAAATCATCCAGTCTGTGTTCAGTTCTGGCGCCGCGGACACCGTTGGCGCACGCAAGTTTGAAATGGCGCTTCTTGATCTCTTGCAACCTCACCACGAGAATGTACAAACCAGTGAGCGCGGCAAGATCGAAAAAGGCGGCATGAAGCGTCTTGCTGAACCGATTGATCCAAGGGAACACTGTGACGCAGTTGTTGCTGAGGTTGCTGCTGCCGCTAAGAAGGTCGGCAAGATCAAGATACCCGATCCTGATACCGGAGGTGAGAAGGAGGTTGATCTTGGCGAACATTTTGCCAAGAAGGAGGTTCAGGCCGTGTTGGCTGGAATGATCGGCTCGCACTTTGCCACGGCAATGGACATCGAGCGCAGCTATCACGCCGACAAGAACGCTAGCAATCCAGAAGCCAAGGCTTATCGCGAAGCCCGCGCTAACCATGGCGCCGCGAATGTTCATGCGAACATAAGTAAGTATCTTCAGAAGTAACAGTTTCACCTCGGCCATTCAATCGGAGACTTAAACCATGGCAACAACCGCCGTCTGCGTGTCAGACAAGCAAGAGATGCTACAAGCTGCCCACTGCTTTAACGGACCGCTGTCGGCGCTAGCTGGTGCCGGCACATCAGGCCAGTTTACCCTTACTGGTCTGGCTACGACTGCTGGTATGGCCGTTGGTATGGCTGTAACAGGGACCGGCATCGCCACTGGTGCTGTTATTGCGTCGATTGATTCTGGTACGCAAGTCACATTGTCGAAAGCGCATACTGGTACCGTCACCACCGGCACTATTGCTATGACTGGCGATGCCTTCAAGTTGCTTTTGATCAAGGTGACGCCAACGCGAACATTCGACGGTACGCAAACCAACGTTGGCACGCCTGGCACTGCTGGCCCAACAGCGACAAATGTTGGTACGGACGAGGCATCTGGCACAGGCTACACATCAGGCGGCATGGCACTTACCAATGTGACGCCAACGGTGTCTGGTAGCACGGCATTTACTGACTTCTCGCCTGATCCATCTTTGACGACTGCGTCAATATCTTGCACAGCGGGTATTATCTACAATACCTCTGTGCGGCTCGGTCATGCGACCGGCATTACGCCAAATGCCGGTGGCTCAGCAATCAATCGCTCGGTGTCGGTGCATGACTTTGGTGGCACCCAGACTGTGGCAGCGGGCACGATGACGTTTGTGTTCCCGACGCCAGACGCTTCCAATGCAATTCTGCGTATCGCCTAATGCCTTCCCTTCCTCCGCTCACGTTTGAAGGTACCAAAGCCATCTTCGACATGGGCGGAGGGCAGAAGGTTTATTTGGAAGTCACCACTCTGAGTGTGAAAGAAATAATCACCGATGTTAATCATCCGTTCATTGAGCAGTTCACGATGATCCATCGTTGGTTGACGCAACGTGATTACACTTTGTTTAGTCTTTCAAAAGACGCAGCAGAGCGAGCCGATTATGCTAATGCTACCTACTCGATAACATTGAGCGCATAACATGGCCGCATTTTCTCGATGGAGTGATTTGCGGACGGGCAGCGGCAACAAGATGTCGCCATCAAAGATATATGGCGGTGTCCCTAGCTTGACAACAATGGCGTTCAATTCGCCGTTCAACTTCAACGTCTCAACTGGCACGGGCAACTGTTTTGCCGGATGGTTCCTTGCTCAGGAGACGGGAACCCTGACCGACGTCTGGGTCTATGTCGCCTCGTACAATGGCACTTGGGGATCAACCGATGGAGTGATCAACGGCCAACTCCGGGAGGGGATGACCAGTACCTTTGTTCCTGGAACGCTTGTTGGTTCAGCCTTTACCATTACGCTTAACGGCACGACAACGAATTGCTGGGTGAAGAAAAGCGGTCTTTCACTTGCTGTCACAGCTGGTCATCTTTATTCGTTTATTATTGGTGATGCGGACGGTGGTGCAACGAATTACGTCACGATGAATCGGGACAATGGCGTCAGCCCGCAAATGTCAGCGACTGGCAACGGGACATTCAGCAATAGTGGGTTCACCTCAGGCAATAATCAATTTACCGGCACGATGATGATCGTCAAGTATGCCGGATTGCTGCATCCGCTCGGAACGCTGCTTGACGAGATGACTGTAACAACAGGCGATGTGAACGAGCGAGGATTGCGCTTCAAGCCAGACGAGGATATTGTCTGGGTTGGCATGGGTGGTTATCCTGATAATGCTGTTACCTGTAATGAGGGTCATATCTTTAAGATTTATCCGGACAGCTCTTTGCCCAAGGGCACTACGCTCGGAATATACACCAATCAAGCTGGTTCTCTTGGTGGCACTGCTCCATCACCAATCGTTAATGTATTCTCAACCGCGTCGCACGTTTTTCTTCCTGCTGGACGTTGGTATCGGTTCACTATGCTTCCGGCTTTTGCTTTTTCTATTCCGCGCAAGATAAGACATCTGACGACGGCGACGATAGATGCCGACGTGCAGGCGGCAGCATTGGCCTGGAATGGTAATTGTTATTGGACTGAAGAGGTCATTGGCTCGCCAGGCTCATGGGTTGATGATGTACGAGCCATTCCTAACCTATCGCCATTTTTTATTCCAGCTGCAGGATACTCTGCTCGACCGTCACTCAATGTGGGGATGTAAGCGATGGCCGCACCATACAATCCTCCAGTCAAGGGTGAGGATTTTGTTGTTTATATTTCGCTGGCGGACCCCGCCAATCCCGGATCATTCAAGAGCAATCCGACGCTGGCGGCTGGCGACTGGAAGATTTCAAAGGATGGAGGTGCGCTGGCCAATCTTGCAACGTTGCCTGTGGTCGAGCCGGCAAGCTCAGTGTCTGTTAAGCTCGCTTTGTCTACTACTGAGATGAATGCCGATAACGTGTTTATCGTTGGCATTGATCAGACATCGCCAAAGGAATGGGCTGACTTTGTCCTCGCAATTCCGACAACGACATAGCAATGTCACAGTTCAAGTTATTCCTCGGCAATAAGAGTGGCATCGTTATTGCTTACATTCGGCCTGATGCTGATGTCAGTGATGGCACATGGACCGGGCAGGATGCCGGTACCAATTTGTTTTCATATATTGATGAGTCATCAATTAATGATTCTGATTATATTCAGTCATCGCTAGCCGCTAATGATGTTTGTCGAGTAAGTCTTGGCAATCTTGCTGGTGGTACCACGCTGGTTGCTCCAGTCACGATCAGTTATCGCTACGCAAAATCATCATCAGGCGTGGCTGACCTTCTTGTTCGGTTGATGCAAGGTACCACGGAAATTGCCAGTTGGACGCACACCGGCATCTCGACCACGTTCACCACCGCAGATCAAATCCTGACCGCTCCGCAACTTGCGGCAATTACCAACTTTAATAATCTTGAACTTGAGTTCACGGCAAATCCGGTTGTTGGTGGAACGACCACGGTAATTGCTCCGAATGGAATGTCTTGGACGTTCCCAGGCACAGTCACCAATGGCACTTACGTTAACGGCGATGTGTGGGTCTACACCGCAACGACGTTGCCGATGCCGACAATGTCAACTCCTCCAAGCGGAACAGGAGTCAATACAAAGAACGGCGGAATGATAAATCCGACGTTCAATACTATGGTCGAGGTAGCTTTGGACGGCAATGGCTACACTACGACCATGAAGCAAGGCTATGACGGAAGGGCGACGGAGAACGAGGCTACTTTACTGCCGCACGGACCGTATGCCAATGCCATAGATTACGATGCGTCTTATAATGCTCATACCAATGGGTCAGTGCTTCATCCCGGTGATTCTCTTGTCTCTTCTGTTTCTATGGACGATACGCAATACAATTTACAGACGTCAAACGTTCAGACTTTAATGCGTATGGCTTGCCTGACTGTCGTCAACTACATTCCGGAAGCAGATGAATTTCGTCCGCCATATTATGGTACTACTAAAACTCGCCACAAATTCTCAGATTGTAACTTGAGCCTATTGCCAAATCTGACTTCACCTTTCAATCCTAAGGGTATTACTTCTGACGCTTGGCACATTGATGATAGCTCGGTTTATATCGGTGCTGATGGCGGTTACATTCCGTTCATGACTCAGTACGAGCAGATGCGCAAAGAGTCTTGCGAGGATATGACCTATTTCATCACTCCGCATCGCACTGCTCGTAACGGATATACTATGCTGTCTCCGGCAATGAATATGAATTGGTATCCACGCGACCGTGGCAACTCTTGGGGCAAGCTGGCCTGTTACGTTTTGCACGATGTTCCTGATCGAGACAAATTCCTGAAGCGTCTTATCCAGATCGCTATTGATGCTTATGCAGTAGCTCAGTTTGTTGGTGCCGCGCCGTTCTCGTGCGGCGCAGGATTCTTCTGTACTCCGCTTTGGCTCATTCGGTTCGCTGGCTTGTTGTTCAACGACACCGGTATGAAGAATGCTGCAAGCATTTCCACTGGCAAGATAAATCTTTTTGGCGAAACCGTCTACAAATGGGGCGAGCAGACTCGCACGTTCTGGTGTGCTACTCCGTCAGTGGCATACACGATGCCTGCTGGGCATACTGGAAGTTATCCGCTGTTCGGGGATACGGCATTTCAGGATTATTCAGCCGGTCAGGGCGGCAATGGAACAGCTCGTTATCCAAGTTTGACCTACGATGTTTATCCATACAAGGATCAGCCATTATATTACTGTGATTTTGTTCAGGTTAATTCAGCTAATGCCACAACATTTAAGATAGTCAACGAGGTTGATTACCCGACTTTGTTTAATGTTGATGGTATGTTTGTTGGTCGAACCATCTATGGCTATATAGATGGAAGCTATGAGAAGAAAACTTGCACTGCATATAATGGAACGACAAGGGTATTGACAGTCAACTCAGCCTTCTCGGCTAATCCTGATACTACAGACAAATTCATTATTTGGAATCCAGACTTCCCAAATTCTCGTGAGGGCACTTATAACCAACTGTTTGATCCAAATGAGCCGAATTGGCTTGGAACCTATATGGCTGCCAATCAATATGGCCATCAGGGACTGTTCATGGCCTCGGCCATCATGGGAGAGGAAGCTTCCTGGGGCGGAAATGGATCGGTTGCAGCGTTTGCCAGAAGATATCTAAACGATCCTAAGATGTGGGAAAATTGGGGTCGTTACTTCGACGACAGCACAGACTTCTCAACCTTTGTCGGAAGTGGCAAGTTCCACCGTGACATAAAGGGCTTCGGTGGGTCTGGCAACGGTTGGATGTGCGATCTATGGGATTCATTCACGTTTGTTTCTCGGGATGGGATCACTGCAGCATTCAGCGGAAAACCTACGACTGGTGTCTACGTTGATGGCAGCCCGTGGGTGGTTGCTCCTTCTGGCGGCGCAAGGTTGTTAAGCTTTGGTATTGATACGACTGGAGCCGTTGCTCCGACTGGTGATCTTGCCTATGTGGGTATTGGCTCTTACAAAGGCAAGGTCATGGTTGATCCCCAAGGTTTGTTGCAGGGGATGGATGATCGAGTGCATCCTGTTAGCAATGTTGGTCCCGGTACGAATTACAGCGCTGGCTTGTCGATAACTCTTCCAGCCACGATTGATCACTATCCAGACGGGAGCCCAAAGACAATTTGGCTCTATCGCGGTTGCGACAATGTGCAAAGTGGTGGTTCGTACAACGCTTGCTACAATATTCTTGAGATCACTGTGGTGGCGAGTGCACCACCGGCCAATGCGATTAAGCCGACTGGGCTTTATGTAGCATCGCCAGGCAAGCCGACATACACGACAAGCGATATCAACTACAGCCTTTACACGCCGGTCACGCGACCAGTCGGATACGAGGAGCCAGACTGGTTTGGTGAAGATATGCTCGACCCGTTCCATGAACGGCCTCTGGTGAGATTTGGTCCTATTGTTTATTACACATCATGGTGTCCTGTAAGATCGCAGCTTCCTTATCCGGCGTACCAAGCAATAAATACCAACAGAATGATCCTTGGGGCGTTGTCGAATAGTCCACATCGTGTTGAGTTGATCAATCGCATTGTTCGGGATGGCTTGATGGCCTACTCGCATGTCGCGTTGAACATGCCGTGCAATATTGGACTTGGAGGTTTTGGCCCCGGTATGAAGGGCCTAGCGTTCTTTGCTGGACGGTTCCTTAATGTTCCGGCGATGTGGGCGAAGCCAGGAAACGTCACTGCAGGTATTTATCCTGACCAAGAGTTCTATCATGAGGATGGTGCCTTCTGGTACGGTGCTCATGAAGACTTGTATGGTACCAGGGCTAATCCGACATTGGGAACGCCAAAGACTTATCCCGACAACCATGAGACGCGAGATGTTGTTTATGGTCTCACGGATCCAACAGGAATAGTTAAGGGCTATGGTATAGCTCAGGGAGGGACGGCTGATTCGATTCAGCTTGCGGCTTCACTTAACGCTGATAGCGGAAACCCTTCGCTTTTCTACAACATGGAGATCACTGCTGGCACTGGTGCCGGGCAACAGGCCGAGATGATTCACTATAATGACACAACTAAGCAGTTGCTCGTTGCTCCGTTCCAAGCGTTCACTGATGGCGGTGGCAAGGTACAGACTAGCGGCGCGTCGACCATTACTTTGCAAGCCGACAAATCGCCCAGCATCATAGCCGGTGATCACATCTTCATCTGGTCCGGAACGGGTGAGGGGCAGATGCGGACGGTGGCCTCATCAGGCTGGAACTCCAGCACCAAGGTCGCAACGATCACCGCTCCGTGGACGACGCAGCCCGACAACACAAGTTACTACCAAGTCCGCAGAGGCTCGGCATTCTCGCCTGCTCCTGCTAGTGGTAGCGCGTATCAACATCACAATGCCGCCACTTACCAGATAATCGGCTCGCAGAGCTGTTCCGGTTTGGCAATCGCCTTGGTCCTGGCTGGTGAAGTTGGACGCTGGGGATATGATTCGTTCTTTGCGTACCTGAAGCGATGGATCGATGAAGAGGGACAAGTTCGTCCACCAGCTCCGCTGATATGGAACTCTTCAAACTACGACAGCGTCAAGTGGGGAGACACTACCAACTGGACGAAGTTGTTCTATGACGTGGCCGAGCCGCTATGGCCGACAGGTGGTTTGCGCGGCGTTCAGGCCAGAGCCTATGCCGGTTCATTTAGCATTACAGGAGCAGAGTTCACCGAGAATGGCGTGACGTTCAATGGAAGCACGTGGCTGACTAAGAGCACTCAACTCGCCGCCAGCGATAGCAAGACGGCATTGATTTTTGTGAGTGTTAGCTTTGCCGCAGTGGTTGGTGCTGATCCGAATTATTTAATATCACAGCAAGGCGGCATCAGCGGTATTGCCCGGCATCCGGCGTTAGCAGGAGCGACGAGCGTTGTCTGGCGAGACGATGCGGGTGCGGCTCCCGTCGTCATGAATGGTTCTACTGTGATTGGTGCGGAGCGGGCTAACTTTCTCATATCACTTGACGCCAACACAGGTACGTCCAAAATTCGTGTCTGGCGCGCTGGCGCATGGGTTAATGATGGTGTTGATGATACATCAAGCGGCACGAACAATTTTGAGTTCACCGTGGGATCAAGTTCATTTGCGATAGGTTCGCGTGAAGGTGTATTCCCGTTCAGTGGCCTGATGTATCGGGCCGCGATGTGGACTGGGTTGTCAGCACCGGATGCAGGTAACAGCACGATCCAGAATTATTTCTGCAATCCTACGACTGGCGTGCTGGTCAACCCAACAACGTCGCAGACAAATCTTGGAACACCACTGTTTGACTTCTACGGTAACGCGGCACAGTGGAACGCTTTGACGGCAAATCATGGTTCTAGCACTGGTTGGGTTTGGACTGGTGCCGTTACATGAACCGCAATGTCGTTCCGTGCGGCTCCTGCAAACTGTGCTGCCGGATGATGACCGTGTTGCGACCGGAGATGGGTGATGATGTCAGTCAGTACATCACAGCGCAATGGTATCGCGACGGGTTGGATAAAGAGCCCATCACGATCCTTGACCGATTGCCAAACGGAGATTGTTGTTACCTCGATCAGCACGGTTGCACGATACACGATCGCGCGCCCTACGAGTGTCGCCAGTATGACTGTCGAGAGATGTTCCGCAACAGCGACCGAGCAGGCAGGAAGCAGGCAGTGAAGAATGGCTTGGTGCCAAAAGGCATCTTTGAGCGGGGCCGCGAACTGATCGAGCAGGGCTGATGGCACTGCCCGTCACCATTACTGGCATCTCGACGGCAGTTGCGCCAGTCGGTCCGTTCAAGGTGGCGGCGGGGAGCTATAGCGGTACTGTTGCTGATCAGATGGCGACGACTACCGCCAACGGTGCGACTGCTGGCACAATTTTTTCTCACATTGCGGCTCAGACATGGACAGCAGCTACTAGTTATAGTTTGAGCGATGTTGAGATACAATTATCGCAACCCTCACCGTCGGTGCTTAATTTAGTAAATTGTTACGTCGAGATCAGGGCTCATGCAGGATTATCGCTAAGTGCTCCCACTGGGACGGTACTGGCAACTAGCAATCTGGTAACAACGACTTTGCCAGCTAATTCTGTTGTTGGAAAAGTCTCGTTTCATTTGAGTACTCCGGTTGCATTAACGGCCCTTACTCAGTACGCCGTTGTATTTTATATTATTACTGATTCGATCACGAGTATCAGCTTTAGAGGCAACGCTGTCAATGATGCTACTGGCGGTTCAGCTTATATACCGCTCGACGCTAGCAGCAACACTGTTGCCAACCTGGCGGCTGCCTCTGCTGCGCCGTTCGATTATGCCGTAGTCTTTAAGCAAGCTGTCACGGTCGCTACCGACGCTTACTATTTTTTCGGTCGTGATGGTACTACTGGGACGACGCTGCAAGCGTTCAAGTCCACCGCGCCAGATACCTCGTGGTCGAGTGTCACTACCAAGACCGGCTTCACGACTGCGATCCTGAGGGTTGATGCGTATCAGGTTGACTCTACGGTTCATTTGTTGGTGCAAGATGGCACGGCGTCAACATCAACAGCCACTAAATATGTTTCATTCGATGCGCTGACCGACACGTTCCTGGCGACAACCGAGACGATTGCCACTGCTATCGCAGTCACTGGACAAATTGCGTCTGGCTGGGGTGGTTCGCTCGTTGTTCGCGGCAATGGTGAAGCTGTTGCATTTTACAATGGCTTGCAGACCAAGACTTCTGGTACATTTCGTGCTCGTGTTTATTATCGGCGACGTACTGCTGTTAACACATGGAGTACAGAAACTCAGGTCGATAGTAATACAGCGTCAGACAACTCGTCGCCTGTTGCGGTCTTGGGCGCGGCTGATCGAGTTCATTTGTTCTGGGCAGGTGCAACACAAATCGCTTACAGAACTCTATCTGCCGCTAACGCTTTGAATGGTTTATTATCGACAACTGCGTCACCACCCGGTGATGGTGTCAGCTACGACCGATCCGGCACGACCAAAGTTGTTGTCACGACTAACGCCAATGGTAGCCAGGGCACTTTTCGCCTGGATAGCGCTGACAATCCTACAGGTACTCTTGCTAACCAAAGCATCGCTGCTGCTTCGATCCCGCACCGCATTGGTGTGGATATTTCTACAGATGATGTCACTATTGTTTATCGTAACTCATCGGATAGCGACCTTTACGCGATTAAATCAACCGATGACGGCGCAACGTTCGGCTCGCCGGTATCATTGTTTGTTGGCACTGTCGCAAATGCTGATACCAACTTGTCGCGCAGCTCCAGCGGCAGTATGTATCTGCGCGGTAGTAATTATGTCGTTGGTTATGTCGTCAATGACAATGGTACGCTGAAGTATAATGAATATGTTATCCGCACTGTAACGCCGACGACCAACGTCAGCGTTCCCGGCATCTTGGTCACGGCGACGGCTGGTGCGCTGGATGCCCGAGAGGTATTGCATAAGCCGAACATACCCGGTGCGCAGGTCACCGCATCCGCTCAACCGCTGTTTGTTTCTGTCTCTCCTAACATTCCCGTTCCTGGCGCGTCTGCTACGATGTCGGCAGGCACGCTGGGAGTTACCGCTGTTTCTACCATCAGCGTCAACGTTCCTGGCGCGCAAGCTACGATGGCCGCTGGAACGCTTGCTGCAATTCCTGGGACGTTCCTAAACCCAGATCGAACGCACTCGACCATCACGCTGTCAAACAATTATCTGACAGCAACCAAGACGACACAAGATTTCAATGACCGCTCAACGTTCTCAATT